GATCGCTGTCGCGGCGGCTTATGGACAGATGCCAACCGGGCCGTTCCGCTTGCGGTGGATCGCGCGACACGATGATTCGACAGGCTTCCATGCTGTAAACCCGTGCGCCAATCTCCCGCAGCATCGGTGGCAACTTCACCGCCCACTCGGTTCTTTCCACGATGGCCACGTCCCTGTCGATCCGATCGCTCATGCGTGCTATTGCTCGTTGCGTATATCTTTCAACTTCTTCGGCGCTGGCAGTGGTTGCCCGGTCGCCGCTTCCAAAGCTTCAACGATATCCTTGAGCGTTTCCCCGTATACGATCATCACGTCATCCGTGCCACCGAGTTCCGCCAACGACAGCACGATCGGCTTTCCCTCTTTGAGACGTTTGACGTTCTCGCTATCAATGCCAAGCAGGAAAACGCCATTGCTCAAACGGGCGCGGATCATTCACGCATGCCCGGCTGGTGTTTCCACATCCGTTTCAATGATGTCGGCGAGTCTGCGCAATAGCTGCGGCAGGTTCAACGCCAGGGCTTCGCTGGTTTGTACCGAGAACCCACTACCCTTTTTACCGTCGATCACGATCACAATCGCACCTTCGGCGTCGGTGGCGAGCCTCACGGCGCTGCATTCGTCGTCGTACCGCCCCGCCCCCTTCATAGCCCGGCGAGGCGTTGCGCCTTCAGGCTCGCGGCAAGCTCGATCATGCGTTGGCCAAACTCGCGCGCGCCTTCCTCATCGAAGGTGAGCCATGCGATCTTCTTGCCGAAGTCGATCACGACACGCTTGCCCGTCGTGGTGAATCCCAAGTTAATCGCGCCTTCGCCATTCTCCGAAATCTCGCCGCCGGGGAACGTCGTTTCGGCTTGTCGCTTTTCGTCTGTCATGTCCCGACAACCCTTAGCGTTCCCTTGTATCGGTTCTTCATGTGGCGGTGCATCCTTTCGGCTTCATCCCACGTCGGACACCGCTTGCACTCGATCATCTCACCGCGATCAAAGACCCCCGTTTCGAACAGCAACGGCGGCCCACTGCCCCATTGATGATCGACCCCGAGAAAGACCGTGCTCACGATGTACCGCTTGCCGTTGCGCTCAATCTCTTCTTGCCTTATGACGCGATCGGCGGTTTCTAACCACTGCGCCCACTTGAACAAGTCCGGCTCCTGAACCGCTTCGTGTCCCTTCAAGATGTAGCGGTAACAGACCATCCTTTCTTTGCTGCGTAAGCGCGAACCTTGCTTTCCGGCCAACCCATCATGTAGCGCAGGATCGGTGCGGCCTTTGTCACCTTCCCCTTCACGATCACCCCGGCGTTGAAGTGCGGGGCATCGATGCTGAACACCGCCCCCGTGCTTCGTTCCGCGTCCGAGTCCGTTTCATTAAGCATGGGGGGCGGCTCAGCGGATGGATTACAGCATGTAATCCGGGATAGGGGAAGTGTACAGAATTGGACACGGTACTAGCACGCGATCACGAAGGCCGGCCCCCCTCGCCGGACCATCCCCCGGTCGGGGGTGGGGGCTTAGCTAGGGGGAGGGTCGCGCGTGATTCCTACTCGATCGCGCCGGCGTTGGGTTGTTAACCCTCCGTAGTTTCCGACGATTCAAGCATTTGCGTGTCGTTGGGGTCACTGCGGGGCAAACCTGGCCCCGATGACAGACCCACAACCTGGAATTGAACGGCAACGTCTGACCGTGCGTTCACTTCAAGGTAATGGCCATAGACTCGGCGCAACACGCGCTCAGCTAGCCATTTGATGTTATCGCAGTGCAGACGCGCGCGGTTAATCTCAACGTTCCTAAGCTTATGATTGTCGTACTGTTTTCCTGCTTCCTCGACGATTTGTTCCATGGCATCGACTCGCGCCTGAATGTAGCAAGCGCGCGCACGGTGAAAAACGTCTGAAAGAACGTCAGAAGCTATTGATTTACGAAGCAAAGTTGAGTACTTAACTTTTGCAGCATCGCAAGCTTTTTGTAGCGGTATTCCTTCCGCGTGCATCGCCATGACTTGCGCAAACTGTAGCGCGTTGATCTTGGCGCCCGATCCTGGCCATGCTTCTAGAGCATTGCGCAAATCGTGAAGCTCGAACCCGCGCCACGTTTTAAGCGCGTCCGCTCTTACGCGTTCAAGTCTGGCATTTATAGCCGCTTTCCGTCGTTCATTCTGCGCAACTTTCATTAATTCAAATCAATAGCTTAAACCGTTGGTCGGATAGTTCTAGATATACCTTGCATTACTGCAAGCAGACATTACAATGTGTAGTGTAGCTAGTCACTCAACACATCCGGAGCACACACCATGCACACCTACACCATGAATCGCTTTTTTTTCTACGGTTTCGGCGCTGTTCTTGCTGTAGCCGTCTTGTTTTAACCCCAACTCTTGGAGTAATAGAACCATGTTTCATTCATCCTACAATGTGAAAACCCAGCGCGCCCCGCTTAGCGACGTTGAATTGCGCCGCTATTCCCCGTCGATATTCGCCGAACACGAACACTCGCGCATGTCTGACCGGTACGGCTTCATTCCTACGATTCGCGTTGTTGAGGCTTTGCGCGCCGCGGGCTGGCAACCGGTACAAGCGAGCGACCAGCGCGTGCGCCTTGAGGATCGCAAGGGATTTACCCGGCATCTTGTACGCTTTCAGCATGCCGACGCTAAGGCGTTGTCCGTGGTCAACGATAGCATTCCTGAATTGGTGCTATTGAACTCGCACGACGGCACGAGCGCCTATCAGATGCACGCCGGTCTTTTCCGTTTAGTCTGCTCTAATGGCCTAGTAGTCGCAGACTCGACTTTCTCGAAAATCAGTATAAAGCACTCGGGCGACGTTATCGGCCGCGTCATTGATGCGACTGCCGAGATTATCCGCGAAGTACCGCGCATAACCAGCCAAGTGCAGGAAATGCAAGCGATTGCACTGACAGATAACGAACGGGTGGCTTTCGCTGATTCTGCTTTGGTCCTTCGCGATTCGACGTTACCCCTTGACCCTAACCAAGTATTGCGCCCGCGTCGTTACGCGGACAACGGCCGCGACTTGTGGGCGACGTTCAACACAGTGCAAGAAAACCTAATCCGTGGCGGTTTACGGTCGCGCAGTGCAACCGGACGGCGCGCCAGCACGCGCGCGGTTACGTCAATCAACGAGGACACCAAACTAAATAAAGCCCTTTGGTCGCTCGCCGAGAAAATGGCCGAACTGAAAGGCCACAAACTGGCGGCTTAGTGTTCGCGTTAGGCGTCTGAGCAATCGGACGCCTACCGGGAAACACTAAATCCATTGAACAGGAGAGCAAAACGTGAGCAAGACCTACACAGTATTAATAACCCTTAGCGGGCGTCAACCGGCAGACTTAAAGGCACTTGCCGACCGGATAGCGGCAGACCTTGAAACCGGAACGGTGTCTGGCGCGTCTTTCTCTTCGGCCCAGTGCGATGTTTTCGAGGGAGATTGCACAGATGCGAAGAAATTACCCCGCGAAGGATTCAAAGCGCGGAAATTGCACGGCGAGCTATCCGCAAACGGCAGCGACTAATTAGGTATCTGCGCGGCCAAACTGCAAACCATGGAGAAATAACCCAATGACACACAACAAACGCAAACACCGTGAAGCAATCCGCGAACGCGCGGCCGATGCGTTGCGCGATCTATACCACAACGCAACCCCTAACTATCCATCCCTCGACGATAAAGAGGGCGCCGAGTTTCAGGCGTGGTTCGAGGATGCCGCCGAATCTGAAATTGACTATTTACGCGATGGCGGGGCATACGGCACCGACTACCGCAAGACCCTAGCGGCACCATGCAACGCCGGACGCTATCAGTCGGAAAAGGCGCGCGCCTATTACATCGAGCGCGGCATGCGCAAGATGCGCGAAGAGCGCGACGACTGCGGCGCGTTGCAAGGCTGGCACATGGTAGAACTCGCGGCCGGTAACAAAACACTAGCGCGCGCTCTAAAACGGATTTTCAGAAACCGCACGCCAAAACGCAATAACGCCCTTTGGGAATTCATCGGCGAATACGGGAAGCTTTACCAATATGGGCGCGGCGGGCGCACTCTAGCGCCAGATGATCTAGTGCGCTCGCGCGGTATGTCTTGGGGCATTCGCGAGGATTACGCCGAGGAAATCTCAATCGCCGCTTGCGTGCGATTAATTCAAATCGTCGAATCGTTTAATCGGTACGTCGCCGAGTGGTGCCGGTCGGTGCCGGAACAATGGGCGGAAGTAGTACGCGAACGCAAAGCGGAAGAGCGCGCGCAGCGTCGCGCATGCTTGGCCAAGTTACGCGCGGCTAAGCAGATGCGCGAGCGCTGCGAGACCTACGCGGGATAACTGCTAGTGCGCCCTAGCTGTTAGGGCGCACTGTCGGCAATCCTGCCGAGACACGGAGACACACAATGCAAAATCCTGAACCCTTGGAATGGGCCGCGCTATGGTCCGCGATGGAAAACGAACCTAGCGCATGGATCGAAACGACGGCCGCGATGTATGACGAAATGTTAAACGCTCTTCCGCCGCGCGCGATGGGCGCCGGCGCGTTTTTGGTCGGTGAACCCTACACGTACAACAACAACGGCGAAGCCGTTTATGCGTGTTTTGCGCAAGTCGGCCGCGACCGGTTCAAGGCGCGTTATTTGACAGTGCGCGAGTTTCGCGCGAGGGGGGCCAATGTTCCAGCCTAAGCACGGGTTAAGCTTTTTGATTCGCACACAAGCCGCCGCGTATGAACACGAGCGGCGCGCTTACAACGTCCCGCCTGGCGTCGGCATCGGTTGGACTCCCTACAAAATCCTAATTACAGACGGGGCGATATCGTATTGCGCCTTTCATTCGGTCCGCGATTTCCGCCGTTGGTTGGGCGGATCGTTTCGCGTTTCGCTTACTGGCGGTTATAGGCGCATTCGGTATGGGCGCATCATCGCCAAGGATGAGGGAAGCAAACATGTCCAGCCTATTTGATGACGTAAAAGCCCGCGCCATTCCTTACGCTTCGCATGAGTCCGACCTTTACTTACCGGACACGCCAGAAGTGCGCGCATTGCTCGCGGCCCACAATCGAACGGCGCAACCGTTTATCAACCAAGTAGAAGGCGGGCAATGGCTCGATGTCCCATTTGCCTATATCCCTTGATGGGAAGCGCGCGCCAAACGACAGGTCGCACATTGCGCCGAGTGTGGCGAACAGTGGCCATGCAGTGATAGCACGCGCACGGACATAAGGCCCACTTTGCGCGCGCGACACTATTGCAAGGTGTAATATTCGCGCGTTGCCTTAATGCCCATTGGCAACAGTGGGCATTGTGGCAATTGTGCCAACTACGAGGGATTACCAATGGCGAGACAAACGCTAAACGACACCGAGCGCGCGCAGTGGATCGACAACGACGAGGGGCTATATAACTGGTGGCGCTCTTCGCGGCAATCCAAACGCGCCTTTATCCGTGACAATCGCGCCGAACTAGATGCCTGTATCAATCGCGTTTTATCGGGCGCCAAGCCCGCCCATTATCTGGCCTATGGTAGCAACCGATGAAAGCCCTAGACACTGCCGCGCGCCGCGTGGGCGCGATCCTTTACGGATTATCGTGGTTGCTGTTCTTGTCGGTGCCGTTCGCTGCGTTCGCGTTCGATGTCCAGCTAGGCGCGGCCGTTACGCTTCTATGGGCGGCGCTATGGCCAAAATGACACACAGGGCAAGGCTGCGGGCTTGCTATACCCTGGCGCTGTTCCTGGGCGCCCCATGGACGGCCGGCAGTGTCGGCCTAGCTATCGCGAGGCGCCGGCATGCCTAGATGCAAGACCAAACACGCGACCGGCGAAGAACTGCGCGCGCTGCTTGAACGCTACGGGCTACGCGGCAACCCCGCCAGTGCCATGGTGGCCGACTTGTTGCGCGTGTCTCAGACATCCGTTCAGGGTTACTATTCGCGCGGACTGCGGCGCAACGATCTGGACCTGTTGGCCTACCGGCTGGCCGAGGCGTTTTCGAAAAACCTGCGTAAGCCGACGAATCAGGAAAAACTTGCGTAACTAAAATCGGAAATTCGAAATCCGAAATCCCAAAAGAAAAGCCCGCGCGAGGCGGGCTTTCAAGCCACACGAGGGTTGTCATGGGAACACTACGGGATGATGGGAATTTATGCCCTTTTCGCTGTTCCTGTCAATAGATACAGGCGTTTGCGGCCAAAACCCAAAAACCTGCGTAAGGCGACGAATCAGGAATCGCGCAGGCGGTGCGAAAAGCCGCGCCAAAAAAGCTCATCGTATAGGCCAAGCTGCGGAAAGACCCAATCGGCGTAGAAGCCCGCCCACCGGTTGGCCCAATACTTTCGGCCCATGCCGCTCGATCGGGCGCGCGTGGCCTCGCCCCAGGAACGCGGCCCCATGCCTTGGCACTCCGGGCAGACAACGATCAACTCAGGCCGTTCGGGATCGGGGATGCCTTCTTGCCCTCGGCACGTCGCGCACTGTTTGACGCGAGTGTATTCCCGTACACCGGTGCGGCAGACGCGAAACAACTCTTCGCCGTCGGCGTCTCGTGGCGTGCGGTTTTTGGAATTTAATTCAAGTTGTAGGCAAAAAATCAGATCGCGGCGGTAGATATCCTGGCCGGCATACATAACGCGCGCCAACAAGCGCGCACCGGCACTGGATATGAGCGCGAGCGCGAGTAAGACATCCTCGTTGCTCAGCACCGGCGGCCCGAGCCCGACCGTCCAGCCCGAGACCTTGGGATTGATCCTAGCGGCAAGCCGCGCGCAATTCATTTTGTTTCCCGTGAAACCGCGCGAAGTAATCGAGCGCGGCTTGGGCGTTGTCAAAGGTTAGGATGGTGCCCTGCCAAGTATCGTGAAAGCGCCGTTGCGCCGGCGTGTACTTCCATCCTACCGGACTGGCGTTCTTGATTTCGAGCAACTCATTTCGGCCGCGAAAGCCGACCACTAAATCGACAAAGCCGAAACCCACACTGGATGTCACCGCAACGCTCACGCCAAGCTCGCGCAGATCGCGCACAATGGCCGCTTGGTTGTGATCGGCGCGGTGTCTCATTGGTAGGCCATGGGCAGCAGATGATCGACATGCTCGGCCTTGGCCCAATCGCGAAACCGGCTCGGCTCGATTTGGTTCCAGTGCTCAAAGCCCAATTGGTGTTTGACGGTTTGCCAACACCAATCTTCAATTTGATTGACGCGCTCTTGTTCCATATCGAGCGCCAGCGCGCTCTCGCCCTTGTCGTGTTGCAGGCGGTGGTGCGAGTCGCATAGGGGAATGGCGCTGTAGCTCGGCTTAATGCCGGTCCCCGCGCCCTCGGCGATGCGGCGCACATGCGCGGCCACCACGTCCCCGCCGTGCGGCCCGGCCTGCTCATGGCGCACCGCGCAGCGCTGTTGCGCGAGCCAATCGAGAAATTGGCGATCGTCGCCGACTTTCGGCCAGATAACCGGGATGCGGAAAAAGCCCGACTTGCGCAGTAACGCGGCTTGCGCGCCGTATTGACCGAGCGGCTTTTGGTTGACAATGGAGAAAGCGACGGCGACTTGCTCGCCGATACGCGGCAGGAAAGTCGCGATCAAGGCGGCGTATTCTTGTGGGACGGCGAGGGTCAGCAACGCCTCTTGCGTGCTCGCTCGGGAGCGCACGGCATCGACGGTGACGATAACGGCATCGCTCATGCGTGCAACCGTTGAATCGTAAGACCGCGCAAAAAGATACGATCCTCGCGGATGATCCCCTGGCCGGTAGTTTTCAACAAATCGAACTGCGTAGGCGTCAAGCGCAACTCACGCACGTTTGGCGCCAAAGCCTGAAAGCGATCAATCTCCGTCAACAAGTGCAAGGCTTCTTTGGGAATACGTTGCGCTTTCATCCGTTTAGCTCACAAACCGAATAACCATTCTCCGTTACGGCAAACCATGCTTAAGCACGGTGCGACATTCAGTTAACCCTAAACCCGATTACCTGCACCTGCACCGCAGGGACGCGCATCGTTTACCAGCCCATCCGTATCGTGGATCAATCGCCTACCCCACCGTTGCATCCTGCCGGCCGTGGTCGCCGTGTTAACCGTTCGCGTGCGTTGTTTGGGCTGTATATGGTTGCCGTCGCGCCTACTGGCAAACCGGGGCGGGTCACCCCCGATCGTTCCGCTTCACGGCGTCGGATAGGCCGGTGTTTGCTCGCCTGTCGGCCCATGCAGGCCCAAGAGCTTTTAACGTTGGGCGTCAACGGACAACACTACGCGCTGTAGTGCTGTCAAACGCGATAATAGGCGGGGAACGGAAAAAGTCAACCGGCTCTAATGTCAGTAACAAACTTCCCGCCATACGTAGCGACGGATGGCGTAGTCATAGACCTGTTGCGGGACGCACCGGCTGGTGCCGATGGGGGGAACCTGTGGCGTTGGGATTGGGGCGATTGACGGCGGCGGCAACGGGCAAAGCTGCGCACCGCACAGCGGCGGAATGTCGAGGCTGTTGCTGCACAACGGTCGCGCGATGCCATTGACACACGCGCAATAACAATCGGCCTCGGCCGCAAAAGAAATACCGAACACAACGATGCCAAATAGCCACTTTTTCATTTGCTATCCTCCGTCTTTGCTTTTGAGTTGATCGATATGAACAGTCAGCGCTTCCTTTAACTGAGCCATCAAATGTTCCATCGAAACTTCGGTTACGTTCTTCCACTCTTCATGATGAATATCGACGGCATTCAAGATTTGCCGTCGGGTTTCGACGAATGCGTCATTGACCGTTGTAAAATATTCAGTTAGTTCTTTGTTTATATCGGCGTCGGCTTTCTGAATCTGGTCTAAGAATCGATGGCGCGCTTCGCGCAACTTGCTGTGTCCCGTGTGTTGACGAATATATTCTTGTACCTTTTGTCGCAATGTGCGTTGTCGATTCACACGCTCGTTTTCACAGCTCTCGATCAAGGTCGTCATGCCCGCCTGAAAATATAGCTGCACTGCCATCCGCACCAACAGTTTCAACGGAAAATCGTCGAGCTTTTTGTCAACTTCTCCGACTACATGATTCTCGAACCTGCGAAATGCTTTTTGCGTGTGCTCGCGTGATTCTTGCTTCACATCTTCCAGTGTGTCGTCGAAAATGTGAAGAAGCTCGCGGCGCTCTTTTTCCATCTCGGTATCGTGCTTTTGTTCCAATGCGCGCACCAATCCGCGCCATAGCTTCATCGTTGGAAATCGCCCTTGCTTGGCCATGTCGTCTAAACGCGTGCGCGCTTCGGCCAACATGCGCGCCGTGAGCATGGCGCTGTGCTTCTTGTCGTCTACTTCCTGGGTTTTTTCGCTCATTTGCGCTTCACCGACGCCATGATGCCGGCCTTGAATTCGCGCAACTCGTCAAGCTCGCGGCGCTCGATTTCCGATGTGATGTGATTGCGCACTTCGAGCCACGCATTCATCAACGCGTCCATCGCCTTTTCAAAATCGCGTTGCACCTTGCTCGCGCGCGGTGTCGCCGCGTCGGTGGGTTCGCGCCGGGTGTAGGCGCGCACCTTGCCAAGTTCTGCTACCGTCACTTCCCAACATTTAAGTATGCCGTTCTTGCCCGTTTCGCGAACGGTGTTGTTGGTTTTCATGTGCGTGATCGCGTTGCCGACTTGCTTCATATCCAGGCGCGTGCCTTCGCTAATATCCTTAGTAGATGCGCCGGGGTGGGCTTTGAGGTATTCGAACACTTTTTGCTTGGGTGTCATTTAGCTAATTCTCCGTTCGATTTCTTCCCGGAATTCGCGCAGCGCTTTAAGTTCGGCTTCTTGTTCGCTCAGGATGGTAAGAACGAGGTCGGAGGCGTCGTAGACCTTCATCAAGGCGAGCACGGCTTGCGTGAGTTGATCGGTCGGCGGTGTGCGACCCATCACTTTGTCGAGCGCTGTTTGCAACGGCAGATCGATAGTAGGCGCAAGCGGTAACGGTGGATCGGTAACGGGTGGGGAATCGACGGCTTGTGAAAAGGCGCTGATCTTGTAGAAGCGCTTGTTGCCTTCCATTTCATACTCGATCAATTGCATCTTGGTTAGATCGCGACATTGCAGGTATACCACATTGATGTCCCAACCCAATGCCTCGGTGATCGCGTCGGCGCCAATAGGCCCGCGCCGCTTGATGACATCGTAGACCGCGCCCTTTTTGCCTTTGATGATCGGCTGGCCGTCTGTGTCGAAGCTCAGTTTGCCGTTAATGCCATTGATGTGAACGCGTTCCTTGACCGTGCGCCGTGGGGCGGCGAGACGTTTGGCGTGTTCGGTGAGGAAATAGCGTGTAAGCAGTGTGCCGCGCACATCTTTGATTTGTACTTTCTCGACCATCGGGGGCTGACAGTCGCTTTGCAGATAGTGTAAAGCGCGTGCGGTGGCGGTTTGATCCAATCCGCTTTCGGCCGTGAGTTCTTGTAGATCGCGGCCGCCGTCATACAATGTTCGTATTATTCGGTTAGCGTCGGTTTGTCGATCGGTGGCGCAAGTGGTTTTAAAAATATCTTCAATCTTTAGTTCCATTTGCTATCGTCTCCTTTTGCGTTTGAAAAAACATTTCTTTCAATTCTCGATGCCGTTTGTATTTGCGACGGTTCGCCACCGCCAGGATCGTGCTAAACGCGCGGCGGCTTGGACAACGAATTGCCTTTTCATAATGGGAAATCGTGGTCTGACAACAACCCAACTCTAGCGCAAATTGTCGCTGACTCATCTTGCAGTGCATCCGAAGCTTCTTTAATTCTTTGGCTAACTGCATTGATTTTCCTTTTGTTAATCGGCATTACTACATCAAGTAGTGATAAAATACAACCGTTCGTCCCCCGATACTTGGCAAACCACCGCGCCCGATGCTACCATTGCCTGATTACAAATAGCTATATAACTGATTCATAATACAACAGGTTGTCATGTCACGATGATACAGACATTTGGCCAACGACTCAAAAACTTACGGCAAGCTCAGGGAATGACACAGGCGCAACTAGCCGATGCGTGCGGCTGGCAACACAACTCCGACCGAGGCCAAGCACGGGTATCGCACTACGAGCTTAATCGTCGGCGACCAACGCTTGACGACGCGCAAAAACTCGCTACCCTCCTGCATACAAGTATAGATTTCCTTTTGAAAGGGAAGCACACGGAGTTTGATACGCCATGGCGGTATGTGCCCTTGCGGCCATGGAATGAACCGCACGCGAAAGTCAAAGCCAAAGGGGCGCCATTGGCAGTACCGGTGTTACCGTCGGTCAGCATAGGCATAGGCAAGGCGGCTTTTGCGATCGCCGTAAAGCGCGCCTATGCGCCTGATTTTCATCGTGGCGATATCGTAGTGATCGATCCCGATCGCAAACCCAAGGTGGGCGATTTCGTTTTAGTGCGTAACCGTGCGCGCACCGACATTGCCAAGCTCGTACGCGTCGGCAAGGATTGCCAATTGCAAATGCTCAATGGCGCGCGGCTCACGACCGACCATGTTCGCTACGGCGTGATCGCCGCCCGCTTCATCCATTTCTAGGCTCTCACCGCCCCTTGCGTTTTGGGGCGGTTTTTTTGGGCGACAAATACTACGCCGCGTATTGACAGCGCCGAGCGCGCGCGTACACTATTTCGTTCTCCGCACGAGGATCGTTCGATATGCGGCTGCAAGAACGTTTTCGTCAGTGGACTTACCGCCAGCGCATTAAGCATTTGCAAATGCTGGTGTCCGATCTGCGCGACTACGAGACGCAAGCGCATCGGTACTTGAACACACTACGCAGCGAAATCGAGCGCAGCGAGCGCGAATTGCAATGGCGACAAACGCAAATCCGCTAGGCTGGCAACCCTCGGCCGAATGGCGGCGGTTGCAACTCGTTACCATCGGCTCGACCGCCGCCGGTGTCATCGCCAACGAATCGCCCTACGAAAGCCCGCGCGAGTTATACGGGCGCATGATCGCGGCGCGCGACAACCGTTTAATCGACATCCCCGTAAACGATGACATGCGCCGGGGCATTTTGACCGAACCCTTGCACCGCATGCTGTTGGCCGACGAACTGCAACGCGAGATTCATCCGCACGACCAAGATCAATTCTTGACCAACGAACGATATCCGTGGGCGCACGCCCTGCCCGATGGTTGGCTGATTCACAGCGAAACCGAAATGCTCACATATCAAATTCCGGTGCAACTCAAATGCCCGCGCCCGCGCTCTTGGCACGAAATCAAATTGAAGGGCATTCACGGGCATTGGTTGCTTGGCTCGCAACACACGCTCGCCGTCACCGACGCGCCGTTCGAGCAATTCTCCGTGCTCAATCCCGAAACGTTTCGGGTGCTGACCTTTCCCGTTTACCGGGATGAAATCTTGATCGGCGCGCTCATGGAACGCGAGCGGCGCTTTTACGATGCCTATCTGATCCGCGCCGAACCGCCCGAGCAAACCGAAAAACTCGAATTGCCCGCCGTGAAGGGGCAGATGATGATGCTCGACACGCCCGAAGCCCTCGACTGCGCGGGCGCCTACCGCGATGCGCTGCGGCTGGAAACCGAGGCCAAGGAACTGCGCGATCTGGCCGAAGAACGCATTAAGAAAATGATGGGCGAGTATCGCGTGATCGAACTACCGGGGTTGCGTTGTTACAAGCAGGATTTTCCAGGGCGCGAAACCCTCGACAAGAAAAAGTTGCAAGCCGATGGCATCGATCTAACGAAGTACACCAAGATCGGCAAGCCCTATTCGGTCTTTCGGCCGTATCTGTTGGGCAAATGATCGCAAAACTACTTGGTGTCGTGCTCACGTTGCTACCGGTCGGATTGGTAGTCGCGTTGTTTGGGTATTGGTTGGAGCGCCGTCGTCGGCGTGACTTATTGCAGGAGACCACCATCAAGGAGAAACGCAAATGAACCGCTTCGTTTTGGTCGTAATGCTGTTGCCGCTGTTGCAAGGATGTGGATTTGAGCAAGTAGACACCGGCTATCGCGGTGTCAAGACGACGTGGGGCGAAGTGGACATGAAGGCCGGTTCATTGCCGGAAGGGCTTTATTGGTATAACCCGATCACGTCTACTATCAGCGAAATGGATACGCGCATCCAGCGCAGCGAAATGAAGGTGAACACCTATACCAAGGACGTGCAACAGGCCGATATCACCTTGGTCGTGAATTATCGTCTCAAGCAGGATCAAGCGCATGTCATGTTCAAGGAAGTCGGCCAACGTTGGGACGCCGTACTAGTCCCGCAAGCCGTCGAGGGCGAGTTGAAAAAGGTCATCGGCCAATACGATGCCGTCGATCTAATTTCGAACCGTGGCAGGGCCACGGCCGATGCGCAGAATGCCATCGCCAATTCACTGGACGCGCGCAACGTGGTTGTCGATCGCGTCGAAATGGTGAATATCCAATATCTCAAGGCGTTCGAGGAATCCGTCGAGGCTAAAGTCGTCGCAACGCAGAAAGCCGTCGAAGAGGCCAACCGCACGAAGCAAGTACAGGAACAGGCTAAACAGAAAATCATCGATGCGCAGGCCACCGCCGAATCCATGCGCATTCGGGCCAATGCACTGCAACAGAATGCGAAGCTCGTGGAGTATGAAGCCGTGCAGAAATGGGACGGCAAATTACCGCAATATATGTTTGGTAATGCCACACCGTTCATTGATATGCGCAAAGCGCAGAACTGAAAAGAACTAGGAGAACAAATATGAAATTATTTGAATACGCTTGCATCTATAACCCGCTCCCAACGAGGGAACAGCAAGAGCGCGGCGAGAAACCGAAAGCGGTTTTGATCGTGGACGTGACGCGCACGCTCGCCAACAACGACAAAGAGGCGATGATGTTGGCGGCGCGCTCGATTCCCGACGACTACAGCGACAAGCTTGACTTGATCGAGATTGCTATCCGCCCTTTCTAGCCCCTGCCGCCGTCGAGGCGAGCCAGGGGCGACTATCCAAAGCGATGGAGCGGTACGCGTCGGAATCGGACAATGCGAGCTTTGCGGCTTGGGCAAACGACAAGCACATGATCGTTCCCAAATCGACCTACACGGTAGCGAGTACCGTACACAGATAAGAGGACTACACCATGGTAGAGACTGCAATAGCAAAAAGCGAAGCGGCGAAGTCGATTATCGCCGACATGGCTGGACGCTTCGGCATGGAACGCACCGCGTTCGAGGCGACGTTGCGCAAAACCATCATGCCGCAGGCGACTGGCAACGAACAGATCGCCGCATTTCTAATCGTCGCGCGCGAGCACGATTTGAATCCATTCACGAAAGAGATTTACGCCTTCCCGACCAAGGATGGTGGCATTCAACCCGTGGTGCCGATCGACGGTTGGCTTAAAATCATTAACTCGCATCCGGCGTTCGACGGCATGGAAATCGAGGAACACTTTAGCGGCGACGATATGATCGCGTGGGTGCGCTGTACCATACACCGCAAGGACCGCGAGCACCCGACTAGCGTCACCGAGTATTATCCCGAGTGCGTGCGTAATACCGAACAGTGGAAGCAGAAACCGATTCGCATGTTGCGCCACAAGGCCGTCATTCAATGCGGGCGCTACGCATTCGGGTTCGCCGGCATCCTCGATCCCGACGAAGCCGAGCGCATGATTGAAATGGGCGCGGCCGAGATTGTGCCCGCCCAGCAAGCGACCGAAAAACGCTTGAGCGACCTACGCGCCAAGCTTACCGCCGAGCCTGCTCCGGCAGCGGCGGCCGAGCCAACCGTATGACCCTATGGACGCCAATACACGGCGTATGGACGCCAATACACGGCGTATTTGCACGCTCCGACAATTCGAGTTGGACACGGGCATTAGCGATCATGCCGTGCGCGCCCTGATAAGGCGAGGTAAGCTACTGAAAAATAAACACTATTTACAGAAGCAAACGCGCGGCCGCATCCTGCTCGACTATGACGCCATCGTGCAATATTTTCGCGAGGAAGTCTTTCCGTTCACTTGACCGACTTGATCCCACCGTATAGGATTTGATTACACACTGTAATACTCCAAGGGGTGATAATACCGTGGGAAAGAAAAGCAGCACACCCGGCGTCGAGGTCCGCGCCGGCTCGATTCGAATCGTGTTCACTTGGAACGGCCAGCGCTGTAAACCTAGCCTCGGCGTGCGGGCGACGGACGAAACCATTAAGTACGCCACGCAACTGCGCACAACCATCGTCAACGCCATTGCGATCGGCAAGTTCACGCTAGAGGACTATCAGCGCTATTTCCCGGCGAGTCCGTCGCCGCGCAAAATCAAGGTGATGCAACGCAACGCGCCAACCGTGCCGAATCTGTTGCACGAGTGGATGGCACTACAAACGCTAAAACCTTCGACCGCCAAGAGTTTCCGCGCCGCGATCAACGCCTGGACGGCCGCATGGCCGACGAAAGCCGTTGCCGACTTGACCACTATCGACATTCGCACCGTCATTCGCCAATGGCAAAGCGCCGGCACTTTCGTTAAGACCATCCGCAACTATCTCATACCGCTACGCGGCACGCTCAACCATGCGCTTGAGAAAGACTTGATCGACACCAATCCGCTCGACCGCATTCGCGACATCAAGCCCGACGAAAGCGAGCTAATCAAGCGCGTGGCCAAGGGCGATGAAATCAGGCCCTTCAAGCTCGATGAAATCGCCAAGATTCTCAAGGCAGCTAACGATCCCGAAATCAAAGACTTCATTGAATTTTGGTTGTTCACCGGCCTGCGCGTGGGCGAGTTATTCGGGCTGGCATGGGAGTCGGTCAATCTCACACGCGGCACCGTTCACGTTTGCCGCGCCATGACAGGCGGCGTGCTTGGTACGCCCAAGGCCAATCGCCGCTCGCAGCGCTCGATCAGCCGCAGCATGCGCACCTTGCAATTGCATCCGCGTGCGCTCGCCGTGTTGCGCCGGCAAAAGGCGCGCACCTTCATGCAAGCGCCGGTTGATTGCGGCGCGCACGGTAAACTGCGCTTCGTATTCCTGCACCCGCGCAAGGGTACGCCTTGGCGCGATGATCAAGAGTTTCGGCTTGGTTATTGGGAGGCGATCTTGCGCCGTGCCGAGATCGATTATCGCCGCCCCTACCAGCTACGGCATACGTTCGCATCGATGTGCCTGTCGTTCGGCGAACCGGAAGAGTGGATTGCCGAGCAAATGGGCCATGTCGATGTCGGCATGATCCGCCGCACCTACGGCCGCTTTATGAAGGACTACGCGGACGCGGCCGGGCGGTCCACCGGGCAAAAGTTTCATTCGATGTTTAATGATGAAGGGATAATGTAGGCCATGAGACTCGAAGCGCACGCCGGTAACTGCGTGAATGGCGGTCGCCATTCTTGGCGCAGTAAAGAATTTCGCATTTCCAAAGGTGCTTTCACGAGTTTGTACGGGACGATCTGCGCGAAATGCCAACGTATTCGGATCACCGAATACACAAAACGAGGGAATCATGTTGCCGGTTACAGACAGGCAAGTGTCGATGAAATTGGAAGGAAAGTTCAGGAATTGAGCAAGGAAAAACTTGAAGCAATTGATGGCGAATGACAAGGCGTGCCCCGCTTGCGGTGGCAATGACCGCGACCGCCCTTGTGCTTATCCGTCCGAGGGGCAGAAAGGGTGCCTGCGGGACATACGCTTAGCTCGATGGCGCGCCAACGCGGAGGTTCGAGAATTGATTATCGCACTGCGCGGCGGCCCACCGGACAAGTGCGACTTTTGCGGTAACATGACGCTGCCGGATAACTTGCATCCCGAAGAGGCCGGCGAATGGATTTGTAACGATTGCATCAAGAGGCTGGGGTAACGATGAGCGATGAGAAAGCGAGTCAAGGCATCGTTAGCTGCACGAAGTGCAACGATACCGGATGGCGCAGGTATGGCCACAACCACGCCCAAGTGTGCGAATACTGTTGTAAACACGATAAAGGCTGGTGGGAACTTACCGAAGGATGCTCGGGGTATCAGCCTGGCGCGGATAACCGTTGCTGTAAGGCGGGATGCGGAACGCTGTACCGGGATTTGCCAGCTAACGCCGTTTTAACCGACGGAGATTGAACCGACCGGAGTGGCGCGGCGTAACCGGCGTCGGCACGAGTGAATTGTTATGGCAACAAAACCTTTTCAATGCTCGCGATGCAGAAAGCCATTCGGGCAACCGAATGACTGCCAACAGCATATTAACGCCAAGCACGGCGGAAACGGGAAGGTTAAGAAACGCGCAAAGCATGGCGACGATTCTTTTGCTTCTCGTGCCATCGAAGCCGAATTGGCAATCGCTTGTGGCGAACAAACAGATGACGCATGGTTGTTGCCATAACGCCGCCTTAACCGACGGAGATTGAACATGAACGATACTGCGACACAACCTAACGAGCGCCTTGTTATGTGGGCGCTTGATCTAGGTTTTGCTACCGGACATGCGGATACCGAACAAGACTTGTTGGATGAAGTAGGAGCACAGATAAAAGAACTGCAAGCCAAATACTATGAACTGCTTTATGGTGTGGCTAGGAAGTTTCCTAATGAAACCCGGCATGAGACAGCACTTCGGTATATACGAAACGCTGAAACTCACGGCAACGAACCGGCTAAATGTGACACATAACGGCCCGCTTGAGCCGCGCGCCGACTAGGCGCGTCGGACTCGAAGCGGTTGTTATGTTTCATTGGAGGAATGAATGGGCGCGAGTACACGGGTATATGTGAAGGTTGTGAAAGAGGTTTGTTCTTGGGTCGAGGTAAGCGCGGTTACGCTTGATGAAGCCAAGGTAATAGCACGAAACGAAGATAAGGATGTGGTCCGAGTTGCTGAAGCGCAATACGATCCGCCATATTCAGAGACTGAAACATAACAGTTGAGTATACGGCTGGTGCGGCGATATTGCCCAGTTATGAAATTGATTCTGACGCTTGATCGCTAACGGAGATAGTGACGATGAACAACGAACGAGACAGGCGCAACCTGACCGAAAACGAACAGAAGGTATTGGATGGAGCACTTCGGAAATCTGTCAAGATCGTAGCGCGGTGCGCAAAATACGGTGGGATCATGGGGCAAAAATGGGGCAAAACCATGCTCAAACGTGCTTAAGCATGGTTAGCCGTATCAGAGAAGGGTTATAAAGACCATCACATAACTAACTGATAATAAAAGAAACCGAAAAGCAGCATTTTTGGGTATTTGGCGGAGAGGGTGGGATTCGAACCTTCCATATCGCGCTAGATATCAACGCGTTGGAGGTTCAGGGGGCAGGAATGGGGCGCGCAGAATGGCGCTGGGGACGTTTACGATGCGGGGGTCTGGTGTTGGCTTGTCTTGGGATCGCGCCCTGTCGGTGCTGGCGCGTAGGTCGGTTTGGTGGGCGTTTCGTTAAATGGATCGGGATGGCAACTAAACATGCCACCGGTCGGTAACTCGATGATGATCCAATTGTCACCGTCGCACTTCGCGATCGCCAACAGGCCACGCACCGCCTCGGCACGAGAACCAAGCAAGGCTTGATTGCCAATTGAGGCGGCGATTGCGCCGATCATCAAACACCCCAGACAAGTGACGATAAGCCGGATCGGCGTCATTGGCGGTTGAGTGCGCGAATCTTTTCCGATAGTTCGGCCTGAATTTCGTTTTCGCGAATACCGGCCGCTTGCTGAGAAAGCGCGCGCGCTTCGGCCTCGCTCAAGGGCTGAATAAAAGATTCAAGTTTCTCGCGGCCAATGATGCCCGACAGAATCGTACCGGCACGAATCGCTTCTTTACTGCCGCGCGGTGCCTGCAAGCCGACCGTGAGCCACTTAATACCTTGCGGGTGGGTGAGTATCCGCGCCATTAAGGGTGGAGCCAACAGCACGGCCGCCGCCGTGGCGCCAGCCGCCGGACCCCCTGGCGCTAGTCCCGCTGCGAGTCCTGTGGTGTATAGAAGCGCGCCGGGCTGCGCCAATTGAATCGCCTGCCCGCCCGGCACACCCGCCGCCGGGCCACGCTGCGCCAATTCGATCGTGCGCGCGAGTGTTTTCAAATCATCGGTTCGGCCTTTGAAAATTTGGCGCACGGTATCATCGCCGGCATTGGCGAGATTGCGCGCGATGCGCGTGCCGACCAATCCTTGCGGCGAGTCGGGCGCTAACAGCTTCATCGCCGCTTGGCTTTGGAAGTTTTGCCACTGTTGCGGGCCTACCGCCTTTTCGGCGATTTTGATGTTCGACAATTGCCCGCGCCGCATAAGTGTATCAACGGCCAATTCCGGGTTTTGATCGACTACCTTGCGGATTACGCGCGAGTTGAAAATCCGGTGGCCTTCTTTGGTGAATTGCTGCGCCTCGCGATACGCTTGGGTAAGCGACTGATTGCCCGATGCCGCAACACGCGAGCCGGCTTGGTCAATTTGACGATTCAACGCGCCGCTCAAATACTTAAACATACCCTTTTCCGGGCCGCTCAAGACTTCCGTACCAATCCTTGTTTTGGAGGAAAGTTCGGAAGCCAATTCGATCGCCGTTGAAAACGGTATTTGATCCGGCATGTTGAGCAATTCATCGGTAACTTTGCCGGCCTCGCTGCGTGCAAGCGTCGGTGTCGCCTCGGCGAGGCGTAAACGTTTCTCTTGCAGCTTGCGCGCCGCCGCCTTGATTTGCGTGGTATTGACCATGTAGTTCGGCTGCCGAACAGTCTGCGTTACTTGGCGCATGAGCGCTTCGCCGCCCGGACCAACCAAACCGGTCGGGCGTAACGCAGTCTGCGTGCTCGGTGTGGTTTGGCCGGCAAGATCGTCTACTTTGCTCCAAACCTTACCTTCTAATGTGCGAAAGGCTTTGGAGTTGTTTTGAATCGCCTCTTGAAAGTGAATGCCGGCCTCGGTCGGCGTTAGGCGCGCGCCATACTGATCGATGAAATCATCCACCAAATTTTCCGTGGCACGTGTAATCGCGGCTTTGCGTTCCAACAGACGCCCAGCACCGAACAAGGATTTTTCCGCGACGTTTTCGGCGGTATGACGCAGGCGTGCGGTCTCTTGCAATGAATGGCGCGGTGTTAGCACCAACGGGCGTCCGGCTTCGTCGGTGTATTGAGACAAAAGCCGGTTGGCCTCGGTGACGCCAGGCGAAACGTCCGTGGTGCCGGGGCGTAACGCGCGAACAACGGCGCGTTCGGGATACATTGAAGCAAGGCCGAAACCGGCCGCTTCGGCGCCACGGCGCAAGGACTCTTGCGCCGTCTCCGGTTGCGCGCCGAATAACTCGGCGAGGCTTTGACGTATTTGCCGGCCGCCCGTCGCACCAATAGCACCGCCGCCCGCGCCACCGGCAATCATACCGGGCGGGCCGAGACCTGTGCCGGCGATTCCGCCCGCGACGGTTCCGATGCCGGTTCCGACGAATTCGGGAACATAGCCCGCAATATCGGCAATGTCGGCCAAGCTGAAACCCGGTCGATCAACGGGCAGGAGTTCGCCGCTTGGTTGGCGGATGTGCAGCCGACCGCCTTCATAGGCGGGCTCCATTCCTTGCGCGGCCAGAATTTGCGCTTCTTGCTGCGGCGATTGGGCGAAGCTCAGCTTCGCGCGCAAGGCGAAATCTTCGACTTCGCCAGGCGCAATACGCGCCGCCGGTGGCGGGGAAACTACACGCGCCTGTTGGTCGTCCAACGTATCGGGATCGACAAAACCACCGTTCGCCGCCTTAGCCGCCCGGCCATTCCTTGGTTGTGCGCCTTGCGGATTGTCGGGATCAATGAACGCCATTTAGCGAAACCCTTTGGGCAGCTTGCCGAGTCGTTGGCCCTCTTTGATTGCTTGCGCGCGCGAGATACCGTTAACACGCATTGCGCGGTGAATCCAATCCTCTTCGGGAACGAGCAACTTCGCTGCCGGCCCCAGTGCTTCGACTACTTGCGACGGATTGACATTGCCGCGCACTGTCGAGCGGCTTTGACGCTCGGCGGCACCGTTGACGATCTGCAATTGACGGGCAAGATTGTCCTGCGCCACTTGCGGATTGGTCGCAGGCGTGATGATAAGCCGCTCGAAATCCTCTTTTTCAGTGCCGGTTAAGCTCGCGCCGAAACGTTCGCGCCGTACATCGGCAATGAAGTCGCGATAATCTTGATGCCAACGCACCATGCCTTTTTCGTCGCCGAAACGGCGACGATATTCGGTGGCGACGTTGCCCAGCACATCGGAACCGAAACCGACAAAATCGGTTTTGAAATTCCCGATCAATCGCTGTACGCCTTGGAATTGGCCGCTTAGGTTCGACAACGATTCGACTTCTTTTGCCGATAGGTCTTGATACGGCCGGCGAAACGCGGCGCTGGCACCGGCGACGGCCCCCGCGACGGGATCACTCGGCCGTTGCTGCAAACTCGGACGCGGTAAGAACGTGACCGTTGGCTGACCACTAATGGGGTCTTGCGTCATGACCGGAATCGGCGCTTCGGAGATTGGCGGCGTGCCGGCGGCCATAGGAACCGGCTCGTATTGATTCGTGTAGACGTTAAGCCCGATCGGCACGCCACCCACGCCGGTCTTAATATCCTTATAGCCAGCCACCGGTTTGCCGGCTTTCGCGTTGACTGTGGCAAACGCTTGTTCAATCGCGAAGGCTTCTTTCGGAAATCCGCCACCGTACAGATCGGCGAGCGTGGTCGGCCAATCGAGTTGACGCGGCCGTGCCGGCGGCGGGGCGAACGGCACGCCGCCAACCATCGGCGCCTGTGGCATGCCGCTCGGCGCGGTGGCAATGTCGGCGAGTCTCGGCGCTTCGGGCGCGGCCATCGGAATCGCAACGGGCGGGGCACCGGTGGGCGGCATGATCTGCGGAATCACGCCTTGCGTGAAATCCGGTGCCGCTTCATCGCCGATGACATTGCGCGCAAAGATGTTTTCAAAACGCTTTTGGCGCGCAATTTCGTTCTCTTGCGCGGCAATTTCTTGTTGCATGCGGCGAAATTGCAAACCCTTAATATAGGCATCCGCGAGATTGGGAACAAAACCGAAACCGTTAGCCACGTGGTATGATCCCCGCTTGACGGGCGAATAACCAATTTGACAAACCACCGCCCAGGGCACCACCTAAAGCACCATATTGCCCTGATATACCTTGCCCCTGTGCCGCGCCGATGTTGCCGTAAGCCCCACCGATGCCGCTCGCGAGTTGAGAACCTATACCGCCCAAGCCTTGGGTTGCGGTTTGGCCGACGCCGCTCAGGGCGGCAAGGCGATTGAAGTAATCGCCAAATTCCTGTGCGGCCATGCCTTGGCCGTAGCCTGAAAGCGCTTGAAGCTGCTGACCGGACAAAGCCCGACCGCGTGCGGCGGCGGATCGCTCAAGAGCTTGCTGCCCCTGTTGCAAACGAAATTGATAGCCGGGCGTTCGCGTGATGATACTGGGATCAAAACCGCCGCCGAGAATTGTCGGCGCGACTTGCCCCGGGGAAACCCCCGCTTGGGAAACCCCCGCCTGGGAAACATCCGTAATTGCAGCGCCTAAGCCGCCGGATAGACCGGGCGGACTACCTGCTCCGGCAGTTTGATAGTCCAAAGTGCCGGGCATCATGGTCGGGGCACCACCACCGGGCGCGAAACCGCCCGGCAATCCCATATCGGGCGGCCCACCTGCTCCGGCAGTTTGATAGTCGAGCGTGCCGGGCATCATGGTCGGGCCGGCACCACCGGGCACGTAAGCGCCGGATAGACCGAGCGGGCTACCTGGCCCAATTTGTTTCGTTGGTACGCGTTGAAGGACATTACCGGTGCGTGGATCGAAACCGGCTTGAATCCCGAGCAAACCAAGCATTTGCGAAAGACCGGCTTGGCCGGCGGCACGATAAGGCGCAATGTCGGCGCGCGAAAGGTCATATTGCCGGCGCAATTCGGCTATTTGGGCCTCAAGCCCGGCTTGTTGCGCCTGCGAACTTTCCCGCGCGCCAAGATAGCCAAGTCCGCCACCTAGAACGGCGGTGCCGCCGATTGCTGCTCCGACGCCCATGTTAGAAATTCACCTTTTCGTACATGCGTTCAATCTCCGTGTAACCGAGACGTTCGAGTAAACAGCCGAAATCGTGCGCAAGCTTCATGTGGATATGCACCACGCTTACGCCCATGGCGAACAAACTCGTTTCGTTGAACTTGATGAGTTTGATGCCGACTCCGCGCCCGCGATACTTGGGCGCGAGATACAGAATGTCGTTGTTGGCGAACTTGTGCGCCTTGTAGTGCAGATGCGGGGAGACAAAGTTGATGATGTAGCCGATCAACGTGCCGTCATCGCGCGCGGTGACGATATGCAGGCACCCGACGCGCTCGATCGCTAGGTACTGTTGATAATCGGGATCGAGCGGAACTTTATTTTTATTGCGGGCGATTTCTTCCCAATGAACGGGAAGAAGAGACTTGAGTTGTTCTAGGATGTCACTGAGTTTTTCGGCTTGGTACGTCACCATCGAAATGCAGATCGATAATCAAATGCACGCGCGGCGTGGTGCCGCCGTTGAACACATCATGTTCCAAAGCGTTGTTGAACCACCAGATATCGCCCGCTTGCATGCTCACGCATTCCACCCCGCAACGAAACGACACCGCCGGGTTGGATTGCAACACGACATGAAAGCGGTCGTAGTACGCAGTTTGTTCCGGTTCATCGCAATGCGCGCCGATGCGTTTGTTCGGGCGAAGCCGCGTGATAAGGCTGCGCCCGATGCGCGTAGCGCCTAGCTCGCGCGCAAGTGCTTCGACCGTTTCGCGCGCACTCGGCAAACAATCCCAAGCCGGATAGTTCACCACTTCATAGTCATCGGGGCGGTAGGGCTTGCGCCAGTCGTTGAAGCGCAACCAGATATCCTCGGCCTCGACATGCGGGCCGGCTAGTCGCCGCGCTTCGTAGACATTCCAAAGGCGCATGTCATGCGACACGGCATCGAGCAAATCGCGCGTGTCGAAACCGGCCGCGAGGCGATGGAAATTAATCACGTAATGAAATAGCCAAAATTGTGGCCATCGTTCAAATAATTAAGTATGTGAACGTAAACCAGATATTGTGACTTGCCGTTGAAACTGCAACACCGGCGAAAATGACTTCATCCGTTGCCGCATCGGAACGAATGATTCCGCATTCTGTGGCATCGGCATAGGCAAAAGTTCCGCCTCCTTGATTGCTGCCACCGAAATTACTGGCAACCGGCAACGATGCGCGCAGAGAATAAACGGTTCCGGCGGCAGTTGGATTAACGGAAAAAAAGCCGGATACCGTAACTACATCGCCTACTCGCATCCACTGGCAAACCTGTGTTGTCGAACCGTCCAAGTTCGCAATATTAGTAAGCGTCGGCGTATACGTTCCCCAAGCGATAACACTTGCCAATCCGGCCGGTGTTACGGCGCGCGTGGTGTCCGTACCGGTTTCTGTCTCGGTCGAGGTCGCGAGTTCCACGATGCCTTGCGCGGTTTCGCTCGCGATTTTTGCTTGCAAGCCGGCCGGCGTGACCGCGCGGGTATTGTCCGTGCCGGTGATTGTCTCGGCCGAGGTCGCGAGTTCCACGATGCCTTTCGCGGTCGTCGAGGCGGCCTTGGATTGCAAACCGGCTGGTGTAACCGCCCTTTCGGTATCCGTGCCGGTAATCGTCTCGGCCGAGGTCGCGAGTTCCACGATGCCTTTGGCGCTTTCGCTGGCGTCGGGCAAGCCTTCACCGGTACGAAATTCTTCGAACCATCTCACCCACAATGGCGAGGTGATGCGAAGATTGGTCCCATAATCGAGCGGTTCTTGAATCGGCGGCGGTATGCCCAAAGCCATTAGTGCTGCGCCTCGCTTGCGCGCAGATTCGAATCGACCAATACGGCGCGAATTTGATCGGTGATGGCGACGTGGTAAACCCGATCGCGCGCGGTCCCGAGCTTGCGCCAAACGGTGCGCGCTTTGTATTCGCCGCGACGGCCGAGAGAACGCCAATGCTCATTGCTCCATGTGTTGCCGCCGTCATCCGACCAGCGCAACATAACTTGCGGATCGGTGAATACCGTCACGCGGCCTACTCCCGGCTGAAAGAAAATCTCTAGTTCGTGATGGCGAAGCATTTTTCCGTCGCTATGCAAATGCTGCGACATTGCCTCGCGGCGCACGCTTATCCCCGCTTCGCTGCGCGCCGTTGGCGAAAGTTCGTAAATATGCCCATCCGCGTAATCCAACACATAGTCGCGATCATTGAAAAACGCATGCGCAGCGATTCGCGAACGGCCGATACCGAAGCTTGAACGTTGATGCCAAAGCTTGGTTTGCAGATCAAAGGCGAAAGTACCCGGTCCACGGGGAAAGGTCAGCACGTAGAACGTGTGTCCGTCTTGGCCATAGATATACGCGTAGGCATCATCGATGCCGCCGTAGGATTGGATAACACGATCCAAATATTGATCGGATATAACCTGCGGCGAATACCCGCTGGCGGCATAGATTTGCCGTTTGCCATGGCGATCCTGGCCAAGCCAAGCGACAAAGCCCTCCGTCTCCGCGATCGAATGTGGCGCCACACAACCGACTTCCATGGTTGCGCCATTGATTCGCGCGAAGGGAAATGCCGCCTCGCCGGAGTTGTAATCGACTTCAATTGAAGTTGCGTTGAAAATCCAAAGTTCCGAACGGTGTCGCGCAAGGCCAACGATGTTATCAGGCGATTCCTCCGATGCGGCAATATCGAGCGCATCGACCGAACCGCCATCGAATGACCCGGTAATCATCCATTGGTTGCTGTCCGGCACGTTAAAGGCAAAATACGTGTCCTTATAGACGACAATATCAGCACCCGGAAAATCCGGATCGGTGATCTGCGAAAATGTCGCCGTGGCATAATTAAAAATATACCCATTTGCGCCATCGACAATCATCAATTCAACGCCACTATCCGCCATGCTCACGCGCCCGCTATCCGTGTTGAGCGAACCGCGATGCGTGGCAGTACCGGCACTATCTACTTCGTAAAATCGATCCGCGACCACGGCATACAGCATGCCGTTTGCGCCCACCATGCCCCGGCCTTCTGCATCACTGAGCAAGACCGCGAAATCAATGAGTCCCGGCGTTGGATATAGCGCGATTTTTCCGCGCGAGGTTTCATCGACAAGCGGATACCAGTTGATTAATTGTTGCGAGTTGATCGTGACGGAACGCGATGGAACGGCGTGCGCAAAAAAATCAAGTTTCATTTAGGTGCCACGAAAAACGATTGCCCAACAATCGGCAAAAGCCGATGTGACGTTTGATCCCGCCGAATCCGCCGAGAAAGTTACTGTGCATGTGCCGGAACCGGTTATGCGGCCAAAACCACCAATCGGACCACCGGCAATAGCCGCAGCGGGCAGTGCCGGATTCAAATTAGCGAGATAGGTGAAATTGTTATTGAAAACCATGGTCGCTGTGCCGGCGGTTTTCTGAATATCCCAACCCACAGTGCCGGCGGTGCCGCCTTTGGTTCCACCAAATTGGCCGTGAAACAAAACAATGTCGCCGGCGACTACGCTACCTAAATTCAAGGTGAACATCGTCGTGGAAACGGCCGTTACCGTGACACCAGTAACGGCATTGCCGATTTGCTTGCGAATCGCAAAGGGCAAAGCCACCAGGGCGCCGGTCATTTGAAATTGCGCGCCGTCGTAAACGATCACAATCATGTCACCGGCACCGATACAATCGGCAGTCAAGGCTGTTCCGTAAAATTGGATGTTCTTGGCACCTAAGCCGGAGACATCAACGGTTGTCGCGCCCGTATTCGCTGCGGAAGCGAGAAATCGAAAGGTTTGTCCGGCGAAATAGGAAGTCGCGACGATATTGGGCGTAAGTACCAACGCATTCGCTGATCCGCCGGCCGTGCCGCACCAACTCGCGACACTTTCGTTAATGTCGCGAATGTTGTCCACCGTCCAGATGGTCACGTCGTTGGCGTCTTTGAGTACATATTTGTAGCTAAGGCCGGGATCGATCCATACGTTGGCCTCGCCGCGTGCGTCCAAGATTATGGGGTTCGTGTTGGCAGCGCTGCCCGTCGAATCGGTATAGGTCGCCTGTGATGTCGTTGTTCCGGCGGCATAGGTATACAGCCGACCGCCAACTAGGGGATCACCGTTGCTGTCGAAATTTTGGAATTTAGGACCGGGAACGAGAATGGCCATTAATCAGCGCTTTCCTCGCTTGCGATGCGCGCCTTTGATCTTGCCGGCGTTGACGGAAGCGTAAAACACGCGCTTGGCGCGCTCGGCACCGTATTGTTTGCGCATCGCGGCCATGATCTTTTCGCCTTTCTTGGTCAGTGGCATCTAGCGGCCCTCCGCTTCGGCCTTGGCGATGGCCGCCGCCAACCGATCGCTCGATTCCGTGTCGAGACGGGTTGCTTCGTCCCATTCGGCCTGCGTGAGTTGGCGGTTTTCGGCTTGCGCTTTGGCGATCACAGTTAACGCTTGGCGTGACTGCTCCATGAAGATCAGTGCGGCATTGAGCGCGCTTAGAATCTTGCTGATGTTTTCGGCGGTGACCGTGGTACTCATGGCGCCCTCTTCTTGCTGTTAAGATACTCTTCGGCATCGGTCAGAACGCGTGTGGTCAGCGCCAACCATCCCTCGGCGGTCTTGGGCGGCTTGGTGATGTCCGGCAGATATTTGCCGAAGGCGGCCAAGTCGCAGGTCGGTTGCACCGGGATTTTGCCGAGCGCGTACTTACCGCTTTCCACGGCGCACTTCGCGTTATCCGCGTACGTTTGCACTTGGCGCGCATCCTTCGAGCTAAGCTGTCCTCGATCGAGCAAATTGCTCGCCGTGTCGCGCGCGGCGCGGATCAACGCATCGGCGTAGTACAACCGTTCTTCCGTGGTCTTGGGTGTCGTCGCGCAGGCGCACAACACGAGCGCCCACAAGGCGAACAGGGCATATACCCTCGCTTGCCGTTCAAACATAAAGCCTCCTTACTTGGCAGTAATGAACACCTTGCGCGACTGATCGATCAACTCGCGCAGGAACACGCCGAGACCGCCGGTGATGGCGCCGACCACGGTTGTATTGGTGCCGTCGCCGGGCAACAGCCCGACCAAATTGAGCGCGAAAGCGCCGACGATGCCGATCATCGGCGCGGCGATGGGCATCCAGACCTTCGGCACCTTCGGTATTAGGCGTTTGAGCCATTCGATGATGACCGGGACTACAACGATGATCGTGAGCGGCACCAGTTCGTTGATAAGCTGGACAATCGCGCCATTCATGAGTTCTTCCTTCGCGATCTAACCAAATCGCTGTTCGTACCAGAGAAAGGTTCCGTAGAGTGTTTGCGAGCCGGCTTGAAGCTTGGCGATACGCATGGCGTATGTGGTATAGGATTTCAAAACCCATTCGTGCGGCCATTGGACAGCCGGCGTGCTGCCGTTACCACTCGGAAACACCGCGAGCGATTCCAGGCGCAAGCCCAAATCGCTAATCGTGGGTGATCCAAAAAGTTGAAACGTCGGGATGATCGTCTCGCGCGCGCGATTGCGATTGAGATAGCTTGCGGGCGTGCCGTTCGCCGAGACTGTCGGTTGCTCGTAGAGTTCCACCAACCAGCGATCGGCGGTCGCGGTGAAGTTGTAGCCGTTCACATGAATGGGAAACTCCCCGCAGATGCCCAAATAACGCACTTCATCGACACCGGCGATATCGACGATCGGCGAAAAGCTAAAGCAGTGCGCGCGGTGTATGCGGCTGTGAATGACATCGAGCGCAGGCGGCGAACGCGTTAAGTCGTCGGTATCGCGCCCGGCGGCAATGAGTTCGTCTATTTGTGGCGGGTTGACTTGCGCGTTACTCATATCTCAGGAAAGGACGTAACCATGCACTACAAAGGTTTGATCGATGAGACCGCTAAAATCGTCGTTGCACACGATTTCTAGTGATTCGTCCAAGGCACCGTTGAGATAGAGCGGGGTGCCGAATTCCGCCGTGGTAAAACTCGCCTGCAAGGTGTTGGTTGAGCCTGACCAAGTTAAAAGCGTCACGCGCGAGGTTAAATGCGAAAGTTGGTCGTTGGTTTTGATCGGAATACCATCAAGGATATCCAAAACTACCGTGGTATTGCGTTTGGCGCGGATCAAAAGCCCATTGGTCAGCGCCGACGCCATGCTACCCCATACGCTTTGCCCGAACGCGCCATTGTCGGAAAGCTGAATAAGCAGTTCCGTGACGCTGTAAACCTGATCGGCGGGCGGCGCGATGTAAAAAGGTGTAGCCGCGCCCGAATAGTTTCCAATCGCGTTTTTGGTGCCGGTGCCGTCACCGTTGGTATCGAGAAAGCGGATTAGCGGGAAACGGACAATGAGCCGATTGCCGGCGGCCAGAACTTCCGATTCGCTCGGAGGATTTACGCGTGCCGTACTCATTAGAAAGCCGTCGGAATCACTGCGCGCGGTTGATCGCGGTAGGCGGCCTCGGCGTTCGCCTTCGACGCCTCGGCCAACATCACCAGGTCTTGGCTCATGCGCCCGTACTCCGGCGCCAAGCGCAGCGCCAAGCCGTACTTGAGCGCTTCGAACCACTCTTGCGGAAAGTCCGGCTCATCACCGGCGGCGTCGAAATCCTCAAACGGGCGGTGGTAGACCAATTCGAGCGTTTCGGTGACATCGAGCGGCCGATAGTTGGTGTAGAGCGTGCCGTTCGGAATGTGCGCCTCGTAGAAATAGCGCGTCGGCGGCGAAATCAAGGTCTTGTCATACATCGACCAATGTTCGTCGCGATGCCAGGGGTAGACCGTATAGTCCTGATCGCTGGTGTTGCGCGTGAAGGCTTGGATAATGCGCACCGGGCGCGGAATTTTGCTCGTATAGGCGTACACGGCTTTGTCCACCGCCACACCGGACGGCAGCCCGGTCGCGATGGTGATGGTATCGGCGTCGGGAATCGTGGCGATCGTCGTCCAGTGAATCGAACCGCTATCGAGCACGATGCCGACGTTATCGGCGACCGTCATGCCCGTGGTCGAGTCCACTTCGATCGTGGTATCGGTGGCGATCCCGGCCACGCGGATCGCCGTTTCCACGTAGCTGTGCGTGGCGTGATCGCCGCTTGGGCCAAGGGCGTATTCGCTTTGGTTGAGTTGCAGAAACAACGTCGCGCGTTTCGCCGCCCACACTTCCAAGCCGCTACCTTGCCAGCTTTTTACCATCATGTTGAGCGCTTGAATCGCCTCGGTGAGTTCGGACGCCTCCGGCGTTTCGCCGGACGCAAGCGCGCCCACGACGCGCAACGAGGCATAGCAAATATCGTTTCGGGAGACGCTAAAGTTATAGCTACCCGATGTCGCCATTTGTCGTCACGGTATTGCGGCAACCGCGCCAATGCGTATAGACGCCACGGCCGATGTACTTTTTACAATGCGGGCAAACGCCCTTTTCAACGGCTGCGTTCTTGAATTGCATTGCCTCCATCTTGTGATGCGATGGGGTTAGGAGCTTCGGCGGCGATGGGATGGGAATGGCGGCGGCTTTGGCAAACACTTGCCGGCGTCTCATGCGCGCGCCTTGTATTTCGGCATCGGCTTGCCGTCGATGACGGTGGCGTGTACCGATGGACCCATAAGCTTCGCCCACGGTTCATAAGACATGGCAAAGCCGGCCATGTCGAGCCACGCCTTGGCGTGTTCGCAATCGCGCGTTTCCTCGAACGCCGGCACGCCTTGCGTGTAGTGAACGAGCTTGGCATCGGGATCGGGCGCATCGTAACCGACCAGATGATTCCACGCGCGCGGCAGGTCGCCAATCAACTCCGGGGCGAGCCAATCGATGGTGTGCAGGCCCTTCGCCGTTTCCACGTAAGCCGGCGTGAGCACGCGGCACTTGGAACAGTTGAACAGCATGGCCGAGGCGCGTTCGAACTTGACCGGGTTTTTCGACACCATCACGGCATAGCGATCGTCGGCGAGCGCGAAGAGTTTGGCGATGTCCTCGCACACCAACATATCGATGTCGAGGAACAGCGCCCAACCCTGATAGTCGCAAAGGAACGGCACCAAAAAGCGCGTGAAGGTAAACGGCGTCAAGCCCTGTCGCGAGAATTCCAATTGCTCGATCACCAACGGCGTGATCGCCACCGGTGCCGAGGAACGCGACAAAATGCTTTGCGTCAGTACCGTGAACGCGATCGGTTGGCGCGGATCGTAGCCGATGAAGATGCGCAACATCATGCCGCCTTCGGGCGCACGATCACCCAGATTTCTTCTTTGATGGTTTCGACGAAGCTGCTCAGCCTGAAATGCTTGCCGAGTCGCGCGAGCCACCAGTTACCCGGCTCTTGAATCAGATGCGCGTTGCGTCCATCCGCCAGGGTTTTCATGGCCGCGCGCGTGGCGATGGTGAAGAAGCCGAGCTTGCGGGTAACGCGCGCGAGGTCGCTCAGCACGTCATCGAGACATTCGGGCTCGATGTGCTCCAAGACATCGGTGCAGATCACCAAGTCGCACGGCTCGGGCGGCGTCTCCTTGCCGTCGATCGCGGGATCGTATTCGCGAACGGTCAACCCCTCGCCGATGCCTTCTTTTAGCAAGCCCTTGCCCGATCCGTAATCGAGCACGTCTTTCGCACCGATGCTTTGGGCGAGTTCGCGCACGATCGGCACATGTTTGCCGCTCGACGTGCCATAGGCCCGATTGGTGTTATGCAATTCGCGATTGAGTTTCCGGTAGCCTTCGCTGATAAGCATCGAAATTAGTCAAGGTGCGTTGCAGAAGATGCGCGGCGTGTCCGATCGCTTGCGACCAGGGTTCATCTTTGCCTTGGCGAATGAGTGCGACCGACTCGTACCAAGGCATGTCGCCGGTGACGCCTTCGCGCCAGGACGGTTGCGAGGGCGTTAATACCCAACACGGCACACCCAACCCGCCGGCGACGTGGTAAGCGGTTTGGCATACGGTAATCACCAGATCAAGTTCGGCGATCAAAGCGGCTTGTTCGTCCATGTCCTCACCGCGCGCGGCCTGCACAAAATGATGAATCGCGATGTCATGGCGCGCGCTGAACGCGCAGATTTCGCCGGGCGCGGCGTCGGTATACTGTAAGGAAACCCATGTCGCCGGCTGGCGCAGGATCGGCAACCATTCATCGAGTGGGATCGAGCGCAAATGCACGGCGGTTTTTTGCACCCCGCCCTGCCAGGCGATGCCGACCTTGGGCCGCTCACTCAGTTCCGCCAATCGGTAACGGTAAAATTCGCGCTGTTGCGGATCGGCAACGAGAAACGGCTTGCCGGTGAAATCTTGCTCTTCGTTAAACCCAAGCAAGCGCGGCAAGCTGCCCAAGCCGCATTTGTAATCGACTGTCTCGCCGTTCAACCAATCGCGCCCATCGGTGTGATGCGTGCCGACAACGCGCAGAAACGGAAAGGAACGGCGAAACAACGCCGCCAAGCGCGGCGCGCATTCGACAATAAACTCGTTGTCGAAGTCCTTGAGCTTGGGCAGGCAGGAACTAAACATGATTTCGTCGCCCAAGCCTTGCTCGCCGTGAATCACCACGCGCCCCGGCTCGCCGTTCCACCAAGGCGTCATTCCATCCTTGGCGTAGTTGCGCAGCGCCGTGCCGTTGTTCGAGGCCGGATCAAGCCGCGCTTCGTGGTATGGCCACGCCTCGCCGAAGCGTTGCTTTTCCAACAGGGCCAACGCCTTGTGCCAACGGGCAAGCACATGATTGGGATCGAGGCGTAACGCCTGTTCCGCGTACTCCATCACCTTTTCCGGGCGTCCGGTATTGACGTAGCCCCCGGCGCGGTTGGCGCGGATATCGGGGTTGGTCGGCATGCAACGTTGTGCCTCTTCGTAGGCGGACTCGGCACTTTCGTTAAAGTGTTCATGGCGCAGACAAATCGCCAGTTGGTTCCATGCCTCGCCGAAGTCGGGCTTGCTCTTCAAGCAATCGCTCAACAGTTGAATGGCCAGGCCATTGCAACCGCGCTGCATGAAGAGCGTGCCCATTAGATACAACAGATTGGGATTGCCCGGATTTTTCGAAAGCAGTTGATGGTAGATCGGCTCGGCGGCCACTAGGTTGCCGGCTTCGTGCAACCGTTGAGCTTCCGCCATCAACGCTTCCGCTTTGACTAACTGCAAACTAGCTACCGTCCATGGTGTAGAACACCGTAAAGCGGTGATCGGCCGATGCCGAAATCGCGACGACCGCCTTGGCCTCGATCCAGATTTCGCTTTGCACCGCGTCATCCGAGATTGAAACCTTGTACGGCAGTTTGGCACTGCCGCGCGTCAGGACACCGAGCGTCGTCGAGACAGCCGCCGACAATGCCGATTCCGAGACGGTATAGGTATCCGAGGACGGATAGCGAATCCCCAACTCGTAGCTTTGATCGGTCCCGGCATCTTTCACGTACCACAGAAAATCAACGATCGTCGCGCCATTCGGGATGCGGCACAGCTTGAACACGCTCGACGCCGTACCAGTGACGGTAACGGCGGCAACCGCGCTCTTGCTTTGCACGCCCGCATGAACGGCTTTGACGTTCGAAGTCCACTCCGAAGCGGTAAATGTGCTCATGTCTGTTTTCTCCTTACGGCGCTTCGGCGTGGGTGGAAATGACGATCGTGCCGAAGTCGATGTTGTTAAACACCAGCTTCTTAAGTCCCCAGATCATTCCCGCTTCGACGCCCAATTGGTTGCCATAGTCAAACAACTCTTCGTAGTACGTCATGCGGCCTTCGCCGTGTTCGCGTCCGGTCGCCATCGATGCCGCTTGCGCGCCGCAGAACACCGCGCGCCGTACCGTAGTGGTGTTGGGCGCGAGCGGAATGCGGGTGGCTTGGTGGATGATGACGCCGTTGTACTCGCCCAAGGCGCCGCTAAAAATGGGGTTGTCCATTTCCCCGCCCTGCACACGCGCTTTCTGCGTGTCGTACCAAGTCACGCGCCCGGCGGTGGCGTCGGTGCGCAGCGAATAGACTTGATGCGGATGCAAGAACAACACATAGCGCTCGTTGCCACCGATGCGCAGCGGGCGAATCAACGGCGTGGCCGTCTTGGCCGTAACGATAGCGCGGTCGATCAACGTCAGTTGAAAGTTGTTGCTCGCCGAGGCCGACGCGGACAGCGAGTTTTCCGTCGTTTCGGTGACGCCGTAAATGATGCGCATGTTGCCGGTGTTAGAGGTTGGCGCAGTGGTCGCCTGCGAACCGGTGTAGCGCGTGTCGGCCTGCCCGGTGTTGCCGGCGATCTGATTGAAAAACGCCGTGTCCATACGGTCGGCCCACCAGTCACGCAGACCCATCATCGCCTCTTCGCGCACCGAGAACGGTACGCGTTGCTCGCTCATCTTGCCGTCGCTGCGAACCGCATGGCGAAGTTGATCGATGAAGATGTTGTCCGAGTACGTGGTAAGCGCCTCTTCTTGGCCTTCCAGGGTGTCATCCCCGGCGACACCGGCCCCGCTAAGTTGCATGCGCAGACCGCAGCGAATGCGATCGCCGGCTGACTTGCTAAGATCGTCTTTGACTTGAATCAGGGCGTCAGTGCCGCTACCCATGAAACGGGAGATAAAAGTTTCTTTCAGTGCTTCTTGAAAGAGCTTTTTGCTCCATAGCTTCACGGCCAGCGGATGATTAACGCCGTATTGAGTGGTAGCCATGCGCAGACTCCGTGTAGAAAATGAAAGGAAATGGTTTGCCGGTAACGTCGGCTAACGAATTCCCCGGATCACGTTGGGGCTACGCGTTGCGCTTAACGTCCGCACGACGGAGTGATCGTTTTACGTCCGATCGCGACGTACCCATCGACTAACGTGCGATGGTCCCGCTATCCGCCGAACATGCGGCGAAAGTCCTTGTCCGAAATCTTGTTGAAATCCTCATCGGTGAGTTCGGCCGCCGCCTCGGCGGTGAGTTCCTTGCTGCCGTGGCCGCCGGCCTGACCGAGCGATTTCGCCGTATCCAAACCCTTTTGCAAGGTATCGAGCTTTTCGCCCGGGTCTTTGCTCGATTGCTTGTAACCCATGCGCTTCGCCATGTTGTAGACCGATTCGGCGGGGTTGCGCTGCGCGCGCAGGGCTTGCGTCACGAAATGCTGCAACTCTTGTTGCACCACGGCGTTGCGCTCTTCGTGTTCCATGCCCATTTCTTCGAGCATTTCCCCGCGCGTCTTGGCGAAAAACTCCAACGCCTGTTGATAGTCTGGGGTCTTGGATGAAAACGCGCGCTCTTGCGAATCGATGAAGGCGCGTAACCGCAGCGCTTGCAGTTCATTGGCCTGTTGCTGAAAGCGCTCGTCGAGATTTCTGGTCGTCTTTTCGAGGTTTTGCCGTAGCTCTTGCTGTTGGTAGTGCTGATAGCCAATCGGGTCCTCTTCCGGGTTCGGGATCGCCTGCGGTTTTTCCGTGCTCGCGCGCACGCGTTCATCGAGCCGCACCCATTTCTCTTGCAACTCGGCAAGTCGTTGCTCGGTTTCCTTGCGCCGCTTGCGTTCTTCGTGAAAGGCGCCGTGCTCGACATAGCCTTTCGGCGGTTTGTCCTTTTCGGCCTTGCCTTCGGCCTCGGGAGGCTTGTCCGCTTCCGGGCCTTTTTCGGCTTGCGCCTGTTCGCCTTCGCTGGGCTTTTCGTCGGGTGTTGCCGGCGTTTCTTCGCCGGCCAGTTGCTTTTCTTCTTCAGGGCTCAATTTTTCGATTTCCATCGTTGCACCTTTAACGGGGGTTAGCCGCAATAGAACCTAGTTCACTGCTTCCAAAGCGCCCGCGAGCAAGATCACGCACCAGCTACGCGGCATCCATCGACGGCTTTTCGCTTTCCTTTTCTTCGGCAATTTCTTTTTGCGTAGCCATTTCCTCGCGCCGAATCTTGGTGTCCTGTAGAAGTTTCCATTGCTCGATTTCCCGCTCTTGTCGAAGTTGGTCGCGCCTGAGTTGCATGTCGGCATTCCATTTCTCGCGCGACAATTGGATTTCGGCATTCGCCAATTCCCGCTTTGCCTCGATTTCGGCGAGCGTAATTTGCTGCTTCGATTGCAGACGCATATTTTCCGCCGCCATGAATTGCACTTGCTGCTGTAGTTGCTGCATTTGCGCTTGCACTTCTGGCGGCAGTTGTGCGCCGCCTTTGATTTTCTCTTTCCACTTGCCGATCAACGAATCGGGTAACGGCAACACGTCGAGCAAGTCTGCCGGCGGTTGAATGCCGGCGGCCTGCATCATCGGCAAGACTTGCGTCAGCGCCCACCAAGCTTCGGTCTTGACGTTGGGCGAGGTCGGCGCCTGATCGACGATAATGTCGTATTCTTGCGCCATCGGGTCTTTCACCAACGGCACCATTTGCGCGCCCGATTCCCCGACGACACGAATCAAACGGCCATCGGCGATAAACTCGCGCACGAATTGCAGCAACAACCGCCCTTGGTTCTTGCGGTAACGACGCAGGTTGGAGAACAACGGCGCCAACACCGCGAGCGCTTGGCGCTGGCGCTGCGTCTCGATGACGCCCGGCTGATCGCGGTTGGTCAGGCCCAACAGTTCCAGGTTCACGCCGGACACGTCGCGGATCGAGCCGATCGCGAAGTTCATCATTTGATCGATCGACGCCGGCAACGGGAACATTTGCCGTTCGCGCACGGAATTCAAGCGCCCAGCGTTCAGCGCCACCATGCCCTCGGGCTTGGCTAAGTCCTCTCTAGCT